GTTGTTTGATAACCTTATAAGCTCTCTTGGTAGCAACGTCACCCCAGCGGGATACCTTCTGGCTGACCAGATGAGAAAAATAGCCCTTTCTGTTGCTGAGATCACTGCGGAAATGAATGGCACAGCTGAATCGGCTAGGGTAGCTGTCCACCTAGAAGAAAAACGTGTAGAATCTATCAAGCTCTACTACGACAACCTAAAAAAAGTAAGCGACCTCCAGCAAGAGCGCAAAGCTGGCGTTCAAGAAATTCTTGATGCTGTTGACGCTGAGAAGAAGTCTATGTCTGACACTCTCGACCTTAACAGGTTGATCCTTCAGCTTGGAAAAGACTCTGCACAGGTTAAGGCAAAAGAAGCTGCGATTGCAAGGGAGCAATACAGGCTTGAGCTAATTAACGCCCAGATTAAGGGCAACCACTTAATTGATGCTATGGCCCTGTACGATGCTAATGTGGGCGTAACGGATGCAATTTCCGACTCTGCGCAAAAAGCAAAAGGTTTATCTGAGGCTTTAAAAGATGCAGCTTCGGCAATGTCAGACCTGCAAAACACGGGAGACCTTGACGCTAAGTTGGCAGGTCTGGTCGCAAGACTTGATGCTGTTAGAACAGGTGCTAATGAGGCTGCTGCTGGACTTGTTGCAACGGAGACAGCTAAGGCTCAAGCTAGTCTAGATGCCGCCCTTACTGGTGGTAACGATGCCATAATAAGAGATGCTCAGATTGCTTACACTGCTAGACTGGGGTTAATCAACGCGATTGGCGTAACAACAACTGCACTGGGAGACGAAAAAGAAGCTAACAGGAGATCTAATAAAAAAGGTCCGACATCTGAAACTGGTCAAGAAGCTCTCGACAAGTTGGTGCGACAGACAGAGAGTAGACGTAAGCTGGTTGACCTGACTGAGGAACAAGCACGTTACGAAGAGCTGCTGTTCAAAATTCAGGAGACTAGTGCTAGTAAGCGTGACCCCCTGTCTCAAAAAGAACTTGAAGTCGCAGCTAAGAAAATCTACCTCATAGAAGAACAAACTCGCGTTATTGAAGAGCAGAATAAAGTACAGGAAGCTCTTGCAAGCACCATAGAAAACTCTATGGAAAATGCTTTCATGTCGATGGTTGATGGTACTAAGTCGGTTAAAGATGCCTTCAAGTCTATGGCTGCTGACATCATCAAAGAACTCTACAGAGTACTTGTAGTAAAACGTATGGTTTCTGTTATTACATCTTTCTTGGGTTTCGCTGATGGGGGTACCTTCTCTGGTGGCTCTCAAATCCAAGCCTATGCCAATGGTGGTGTCGTTGGTGGACCCACAACCTTCCCTATGGCTGGTGGTAAGACTGGCCTCATGGGTGAAGCTGGTCCTGAAGCTATCATGCCACTAAAGCGTGGTGCTAATGGTAAGCTGGGTGTTCAGATGGAAGGTGGTGGTGGAGACACTATTGTCGTCAACCAATCGTTTAACTTCCAAGCCAATGGTGACGACAGTGTAAAGAGGATTATCGCACAAGCTGCACCTCAGATCGCACAGATGACCAAGAAGTCTATGATTGATGATCGTCGTCGTGGTGGACAAATGAAAGCTACTTTCGGGTAATAGGGAAAGATACTAATAGATGGCACTCACATACCCACTAAATCAACCAACCACTATTGGTATCGAAAGTATTGAGTTACGGGCTGTAAATGCTGTAGCTGTCTCTCAGTCTCCTTTCACCTATAAGCAGCAAGTTATTTCTCACGGAGGGCAGAAGTGGGAAGCCTCAGTTACTATCCCTTCTGTCCGCCGTGACTTAGCTGCTGAGTGGAAAGCTATGCTAGTAGGTCTTAAGGGACAGACTGGCACTTTCCTACTAGGAGACCCTGACTATGCGACACCAAGGGGTGATGTAAGCTCTTGCACACTTACTGGGGTAACTGGCGATGAGACTGTTACTGTCGTTATGACTGGGACACTAAAGGCTGGTGACTATATTCAGCTAGGGGGAGGTTCCTCTGCTAAACTACATCAGGTTCTTGCTGACCAGACTGGTAATGGTTCCCTAGAGATTTGGCCTGCATTAAGGGTTGACTATACAGGTGCCACGGTAGTGCTTGATTCCCCTAAGGGCGTCTTTAGGTTGGCTATTAACCTCACATCTTGGTCTATCAACAATGGTTCTTTCTATGGTATCTCCTTTGAGGCTGTAGAAGTTATAACGTAAGGATAAGATATGTCAAGAGACCTGACCTCTGCCACAATCACTAACATATCAGAAGCCACAGTCTACCCATTCTTTGCTATTGAACTTAACTTTGACAGTGAGATACTGCGGTTGTGGACTGGCCAAGGCACACTTACACTACCTGATACGACACAGTGGATTGGCACAGGAACCTTACTTGACATCTCCGCTATTGAAGAAACCGCTGAAATGGCTGTCAGGGGCGCTACACTGACTTTGAGTGGTATCCCCTCGGAAATACTCTCACTAGCCCTCAGTGAGCCTTATCAGGGCCGTGTGTGCAACATCTACTTCGGAACATTCACTGGTGGTGACTTGACTACGGCACCTAGTAACTTCGATCAGATTTTCTCTGGTTATATGGACCAGATGAACATTCAAGATGGTGCTGAGACAGCTACTATTGAACTGAAGGTAGAAAACAAGCTGGTTGACCTAGAGAGAGCTAGAGTTGCTCGCTTTACATCTGGGTATCAGAAGTCTATCTACCCTAGCGACAAGGGGTTGGACTTCGTAGAAAGCCTTCAAGACAGAGAACTATTTTGGGGTCGCAATGCTGTCAGTTAAATACCAACAAGAGTTCCTTTCTCAATTCAAGAGTGGTGCTCAAGATTTGCTGGAACAAGATTGGGATGAGATTGAGCATAAGAAAGACCTGCGTAAGTTAAACCCAGATTGGTCTATCTACGAGTTACTAGAGAAGCAGGGTCAGTTGTATATCTTTACCTGTAGGGATGACTTAAAGCTGGTCGGTTACTTTGTCGTTATCATCACACCTAACCTGCACTGTAAGGGAGATACCCTTGCTGTAGCTGATGTGATCTATCTGGATAAAGAGTATAGGTCAGGTCTGTTGGGCTACAAGCTGTTCTTGTTCGCTGAGTCTTGCATCAGAGATGATGGCTACAAAACCCTACAGGTAACGACAACAGAAATGAACCCGATAGACCCGCTAATGCTAAAGCTGGGCTATAGCAAGGTAGAAACTAAGTTCGAGAAGGTGTTATAAATGGCTGTCTTTACCGCTCTTAGTATTGCTGTCGCTACTTATGGTGCTGGTGCCAGCTTTTTTTCTGCCGTTGGTGTATTCATCTCTAGCGCTGGTTTTGTCGGTCAACTCCTGCTGAGTGCTGCTACTAGCCTTGTTCTTAATGCCCTGACACCTAAGCCTTCTGCTAGTGGTGGGGCTAACAGGGGTTATCAGGTAAACTCTAGGGGTGCTGCACTAGACCACCAGATCATCTATGGTAAGGTTCGTGTTGGTGGTGCTATTGTCTATGATGATGCAACGGGCGTAAACAATAAGTTCCTGCATCGTATCATTGCTGTTGCTGGTCACGAAGTACAGTCCTTTGACCGTATCTACATTAACGACAGCTACATTGACTTCGGTGACATTGCTGGTGATGGTAATATCCCTTCTGTCGTTGACCCTGACGGTAGCACATCAACCAGATACAATGATAAAATCCGTATTCAGTTTGGCTATGGTACACCTACCCAGCCAGCTAATGCCGCTCTTGTGTCTGAATCACCTAACTGGACTGCACAGCATACCCTGAGTGGTATTGCCTATATGTATGTCCGACTGGCCTTCGATGCTGATGTGTTCCCTAATGGTATCCCCACGATCACTGCTGAAGTAAAAGGTAAGAAGGTCTATGACCCTCGTACTACCACGACAGTGTGGTCTGATAACCCAGCCCTGTGCTTGCGTGATTACCTTACGTCCAAGTACGGTGTCAATGAGGATGCAGATAACATTGATGATACGCTAGTTACTGCTGCTGCTAATGTTTGTGACCAGACTATCTCAGGTCTAGCTAGGTACACTTGTAATGGTGCCTTCACTACTGGTTCTACTCCTTACGATTTGTTGCAGAGTGTCCTAACCTCTATGGGTGGGACTATGTGGTATGCTCAGGGTAAGTGGCGTATGAAGCCTGCTTATTGGACGACACCAGTGATGGACTTGAACGAAGATGACTTCCGTTCTAGTGTCGGTGTAAGCACACGTCATTCCCGTAGGGACAACTTCAATGTCGTTAAGGGAACCTTCCGTGGTGCAGAAACTAACTGGCAGGTCACAGACTACCCACAAGTAACTAACGCTGCTTTTGTCACTGTTGACGGTGGTCAGGAGTCTGTTGTTGATGTGAACCTTGCTTTCACTGATAACTCTATTGAAGCAAGAAGACTAGCTAGGGTAGCCCTAGAAGCCAACAGACAACAGCTTACGATCAGTGCATCCTTTGGCCTGAGAACCTTGGCCCTTCAGGTTGGCGACAATGTGAGGGTTACCAACACTAGGTTTGGTTGGGTCAACAAAGAGTTCACTGTTATGTCGTGGAGCTTTGGTCTCGCCGATGAGTATGACCTTCAGGTGAACATGATCCTGCAAGAGACTGCTGAGAGTATCTTTGATGAAGTTGACGATGGCATTGTTTACGAGAGAGATAACACAGAGTTGTTGTCGCCCTTCTCTGTTCCATCAGTGGGTCTGTCTGCTGAAGTAAGGTTGCAGGTTCTTAAGGAGAAGCTAACTAACATTGTGGCTATCACAGTAAGTTCAGGTTCGCCTGAGCGTATTGACTCGGTAGAAGTCCAGTTTAAGAAGGCTGAGGATAGTGTTTACATTAGCCTTGGGACAGGTGAACTTGGCGTCTTTGAGGCTATCGACTTAGACGATGGTCTATATGACTTCAGGGCTAGGGCTATCAACACTCTTGGTGTCAAGGGTGAGTTTGAGTTCTTGCCTAACATCCAAGCTGAAGGTCTTGCAGAACCACCAAGCACACCAACGGGTCTTATCGCTGAGGTGTCTGGTGACAGCACTACCTTAGAGTGGACACCCGTAGCTGATCTTGACTTGTCGTTCTACCGCATCAGACACGCTGTAGAGACCTCTGGGGCCACTTGGGCCAATGCCACTACCGCTATTGATAAAGTGCCACGTCCAGCCTCCTCTGTGACCCTACCGGCCCGTAGTGGGACTTACATGATTAGGTCTTACGATAAGGGACAGTTTGCCTCAGAGGGTGTCGCTAGTGTTGTCGTCACTGAGGGTCAATTACCTTCCTTCACGAATACACTAACACAGACTGAAGGCCCTACCTTCTCAGGGACAAAGACTGGTTGTAGTGTAAACGGTAGTGACTACCTTGAGATTACAGACCCATCTGCAGGTCCATCAGAAGCTACATACGACTTCTCTGTCGGCTTTGACACTGCGACAGTGCGTAGGGTTAAGGCAAGGGTAGATGCTGCTATACTCAGGATCAACGAGGCTGGCGATACTTTCGAGGATTTAACTGGTAACTTTGACAACCTAACAGGTTTGTTTGATGATTTGTCTGGAGAACAGAACTTTGCTGACACTAACGTAGAGTTCTTTATATCAACGACAGATGATGACCCTGCTGGCACAGCCACTTGGAGTGCATACCAGAGGTTTAGGGTTGGTTACTTTTCTGGTCGGGCTTTCCGCTTCAGGGCTGTATTAAAGAGTTCCTCTAATAATGTAACGCCCAACATCACAGACCTTAGCGCAACAGTGGAGTATAACTAATGTCGCAAAACAACTATACCATTGGTAACCAAACTACCCCATCGTTCAGGGCTGACTTGAATAGTGCTTTACAAGCCCTTGCTAGTAATTCTTCTGGGACTACAGAACCTGACACGACTTATGCCAATATGTTTTGGTATGACACAGAGGTGAACACATTGTATATGCGGTCAGAGGCTGACGAGGTTTGGATTAGGATTGGCGTCTTGAACCAATCAACCAGTAAGTTTGAGGTTGAGGACTACCTTGGTTTCACCCCAGTGCAGCAGGGCGGTGGTGTAGGGCAGCTGGGTAATAAAATATTTATTGGTTGGAGTGGCTCTGAGTTGCTGGCTCAAGTCGATGACAATTCAAGCTTTGGGGGACTGGCTTTTAAGTCTGACATCCCTGCTGGCATTGGAGTCGGTCAAACGTGGCAGGCAGTTTCTCGCTCCGCGAATGTTTGGTATCAAAACACCACAGGCAGGTCGATTGTTTTTCAAATGCGGACAAATGCGACTGGTAACTTAGATATTTCGGTTGGACCCAGCGCGTCCGTTTTCTCTACGCAAGGTTGGGGTGACCTTTCTAGCGGCACCTATGACGCGGCTTGTGTAATTATCCCGCCCAATCACTACTACAAAGCAAGTGGTGGTGGAATGTCAATCACATCGGCGCAGGAGTTACGGTAATGGAAAAAGGTTTCTTTCATCCAAAGATAGGTTACTGGCAAACTAACACCGCACCAAGTGCGGAGATATTTGCGTCATACCTCGCAGGAACCGTTGAAGTGCCGCTGATTCCTTCTGGGGACCACCAGTGGAATGGCTCTGAATGGGTTTACGTTGCCCCACCGCCCCCTCCACCACCCACACAAGCCGAACAGGAAGCCAAACGCCAGTCAGCATACACCGCTGAAGCTGACCCCCTGTTCTTCAAGTGGCAGGCTGGTGAGGCGACAGAAGTTGAGTGGCTGGCAAAGCGTGAGGAAATCCGCACAAGGTTTCCCTATCCAGAAGAGGTGTAATTATTATGTCATACCAGTTAGGAACAAGAAGCAGACAAAGACTGTCAGGTGTCCACCCTGATCTAGTTGCTGTCGTTAAAAGGGCTATCCAGATCACTGAGCAGGACTTCGCTGTTCTTGAGGGTATCCGTAACATTAACCGTCAGAGAGATTTGTTTAAGGCTGGTAAGTCTACTACAATGAACTCACGACACCTAACTGGTCATGCTGTTGACCTAGCCCCTTGGCCTATCTCATGGGAGTGGGAAGGCTTCTACCCTATCGCTGATGCTATGAAGCAAGCTGCTGAAGAACTAGACATTGACCTTGAGTGGGGTGGTGACTGGAAGAGCTTTCCTGATGGCCCACATTTCCAACTCTCACGAAAGACTTACCCATGAGCAATGAACCTTGGCACCTAAACAGAAGTGTCCCTATTACGTTTATCTTTGCAATCATGTGTCAGACTGTCGCACTGATCTGGTTCGTGGCTACACTGAGTAATGATGTCGCTAACAACAAGAATGAACTAGCTAGGTTGGAAGTAAGAACCCAGAACCTAGAGGTGGTAGCACAGAGCCAAGCTGTCATGTTGGTTAGAATAGACGAGAACTTGAAGGCTGTCAGAGACATCTTAGATAGGATAGTGAATGAAAGATAAGGTCTGTTCCGGATGTAAGAAACCCAAGCCCCTATCTTCTTTCAGTAAAAATAAGCGTAGTAAAGACGGTTTGAGAACTGACTGCATGGACTGCGCTAAGATTTACCTAAAAGAGTATTACCAGAACAATAAAGAGCGTCTGGACTTAAAAAATAGGGATTATGTCGAGAAAAACCGTGAAAAGGTGTCTGACTATAAGAAAGACTACGACAAGGAAAACAGGGAAAGACTTAACGCACAGAAGCGTAAATGGGCCGTGGAAAACAAGGGTTACTACGCTCACAAGAGTGCGGAAAGACGTTGTTATAAACTAGATGCGACACCCCCGTGGTCTGACTTGGAAAGAATAAAGACTATCTATACTGCCTGCCAAAAAGTCACAGAGATGACTAAAAAAGAACACCATGTAGATCACATAATTCCTCTGAAAGGGGAAAACATTTGTGGGCTACATGTGTGGTGGAACTTGCGGATTGTACCAGCGAAAATAAACCTATCGAAGGGGAACAGAGTTGACACCCTGTAACATAAAAGGTATCAGGGAGTTCCTAGAGAGGGGTCCATAGTGGTCCGTAAGTCATTTAAAAGGGAGGTAGCTGTAGCCTTACTTATCTGGTTGGTCTACATAGTAGAGGTAAAAGATGTCACTATCATTGAAGTCCTTGTATGGCCCATCTTTACGTTTGCTGCTGCTGCCTTTGGTATTGATGCTTATGGTAAGTTGCGGAGCAAGCCCTTTGAGCCTACTAACGGGCGGGGGACCGAACGTAGCAGCCAACACACAGGCAGGCAAGACCAACTCCCAGACGATTGGAACGACAAATAATATCTCACCTAGTGTGTCAGACTCTCAGGTTGACAAGGTTGACCA